AGCGTCCGCAACCCCCTGCGCGGCCTGGGTGGCAGCCTGCTGGGCAGAGACCACGGCGGGAAGGCCGTTGACGCCTTCCTGGTTGGCCTTGTTTGCCGCGGCGGTGCTGTTAGCGGCCTGCTGCTGGGCCTCAACCAGGCTCTGCTGCGCCTCGGCGACGCTCAGGTCGGCCTGCTGCTTCTGCAGGGCCGTGCTGGTCGCGCTGGCGTTCGTCTGCTGCTGGGTGGCGATGGCCTGCTGGAGGTTGAGCTGAGCCTGCTGGGCGCCGAGCGCCCCGTCTACCTGCTGGTCGTTCAGGCTCTGCAAGGTCAGGACGGCCTGGGCGCGCGCCTGGGTGAGGTTCTGCTGCGCCATCTGCTCGCTTTGCTCGGCGCTGGCGAGTGACCGCTCGGCGCCGGCGACCTGCTGGGCACTGTTGACCGCGTCCTGCGCCGCGGTCCGCTGCGCGTCCGCAAGGGACTGCTGCGCGCTGGCCACCTGCTGCGCCGAGGTGATCTGGTCATGGGCGGCCTGCGTCGTAGCATCCGAGATGGTCTTCTGGGCGTTCGCGATTGCCGTCGCGTTACTCTGCTCGGTCTGCGCGAGCTGCGCGGAGGACTGCCCGGTCGCCGCCGACGCCGCGCCCGCGTCCGACAAGGCCTTCGTGATGCTCCCGATCGCCAGGCCGGCGGTACCCGCCGCCGCGCCCACCGACGCGAGGGCCGCCGGCAGCGCCGGCAGCGCCGCCCCGACCCCGGCGATCCCTGCCGCCCACATCTGCCACGAGCCGCCCATGCCGCCGCCCATGCCGGAGGTGTCGACGTTCGCCTTCGCGGTCACGCTCTTGCGCCCGAAATCGTCGAGTTTCACGTCGAGCTCGTCGAGCTTGGCCTTCCCCTCCGCCGTGTCGACGTCAGCCTTCGCCTTCGCGTCGCGCTCCGCCAGCCGGTCCAGCTCCGCCTCAACCGAGGTCACCTGGGCCAGCGCCGCCGACGCCCCCGCGATGTCGATCCGCGGGGAGGCAATCTTCTTCGAGACCGCGTCCAGCTTCGCCTGCAGCGCGGTCAGCTTCGCGTCCGCCTGCACGTCATCGACATCGGCCCGCGCTGAGGCGACCGTCCTGCCGAGCTCGTCGAGCTTCGCCTTGAGCTCGGTGAGGTCCGGCTTCGCCCCGTCCTCTGCCTTGATGCTGATCGATACGTAGTTATCTGCCATCACTCACCTCCCTCCGGTTCCTCGTCGCGGTGACCCAGCTGGTAGATGTCGAGCATCCGCAGCACCCACGCGGGAAGCGCGAGGATCTCCGGCGGCGTCTTGTGCCAGCGGTCGCACAGCGTGATTACAACTTCTGCGGTTCCGAGCTCGGCAGGCTTGACGACGCTGCTGCCATCGCTGCGAGTTCCTCCGGCGAGGTCCCGCCACTCGGCAAGCCTTTTCCCAGCTCCTCATCCGCGGCGGCTATCCCGGTGAACCAGGCGCCGATCACCGTCGTCACGAATTCGCGCCCCATGGACCGCAGGCCGTCGGCAGTGGCCGGCACCGGCTCGCCCTTGCGGGTGACGTTCCACTCCTCCAGCACCAGGGCGAAGCCCTCAATCAGGTCCCGGATGAGCTTCACCTGGGTCACCGTGCTGGCGCCGCCGCCGGTTAGCGCCTCGTACTTCTCGGCGAGGTCCAAGAGCAGCCCGACCGACACCTCGTCGATCTTCACCTCAAGGCCCTCGTAGGTGCCCTTGAAGGTGAGGATCGTGCCGGTGCCGCCGCCTACCTCGAAACCGGCCATGCGCCTATGCCCACGTCGGGACTGAGCCGTCCTGAAGGCTCAGGTCCGACTGCCAGGTGAGGTCGCCGCCGTTAGCCCGCGCGACGTTGTACGACCCGATCAGCACGTTGGCCGGGAGCGTCGGCGTCGACCCGTTGCTCGTCGGGAAGACCGCCAGCGCCCGCACGACCGCCGAGGTGGTGGCCGTCGACAGCACCGCGTGCGACATGTTCGACGCGGTGTTGAAGACGCCCTTGAGCTGGCAGGTAAGGTCGGACAGCAGCGCGAGGCGCTCGTGCGCGCTCTTGTCGACGCCCGTCGTGTCCTGCAGCGCGATCGGCGTGTTCAGCGTGAAGTCGGTAATGTCATTCGAAATCGTTCGCGGAGTGTTGCCGCTGTCGCCCAGGGTGATCTTTGCCCCTAGGCCGCTGATCTTGGCCACTGGTCAGCCCCTTTCCTGCTGCGCGGCTATGCCGCCCATGTGCTCGGTGTAGTCCTCAGCGAGGTCGCTGAGGCTGACGTGCTCGCGGGCACCGCGGCCGCCGCTGTAGACCAGCAGCCGCCCCGGCCGGGTGCGGTGCTCCTGAAAGCACCGCTGGCCGGAGTCGAAGTAGAAGATCGCCACGGGCCTGCCGTCCTGCGTGCCGGCCGCCTCGCGGAAGGTGCGCCCGCACTGGCCCGACCGGATCCACGCGGCGACCATCGCGCCCGGCTTGGCCGACTCGTCGCACTCGGTGACCCACCCGGAGCGCCACTGGTCGCAGCCGACGTCCTCGCACGCGGCCACGACGGTGAGGTCATGGGGCATGTGGATCCGGTAGGCGCGGCTATTCCGGTCCGTCCACGCGTCTGGCCCGAACTGGCCGAGAAAGAGGTTCACCGCGCCCCCTAGAAGCTCGTGCTAGACAGGTTGCGGTCCAGCACCACGGCGAACGTCGCCGGGTTGAACGTCCCGGTGGTGATCACCCGCAGGTAGCGGCGCACCGTCGCGTTGTTGGCTGTCGCCAGCCGCTGCCAGGCAGGCGCGGCGGTAACGGCAGTGAAGGTCAGCCCGGTGATCGTCGTGAACGACGCGTTGTCCGCGCTGTCCTGTACCGCGACCGTCACCGACGTCCCGGCGAAAGCCGTCACCTGCAGGTAGGCCTGAGCGCCGAACGCCGACTGAAGCGTCCACGTCCACGTCGGGGCGACCGTGTAGGTCAGGGCGATCGTCTGGCCGGGCAGCACCGTGTACGTGCCGTCGAAGGTGCCCTGCAGCACCCCGTTTATGGCGACGTTCGTGCCCGTCCCGGCGCTGACCACCACCGTCGCCGGGAGCGGGCTCGTGTTCGTCACCGGAACCGTCGTCAGCGGGACGCTCGGCGTGCTGAACGCGGCACCCTGGTCAAGGCTCGTGCCGTTCGTCGCCGCCGTGTCCGTCCGCAGGCCGGCCGTCAGCTGCGTGCCCCACTCGATCCCGAACGCGTTCCCCATGCCCTGCGTCTTCAGCAGCAGGCTGCCGTCAGCGCCCCTGGTCGCGTCGTAGCCCACCTGCTTGGCGACCAGGCACGCTGACGCGCCGCCGATCGCCAGCGGCGGGGCGAGGAACGTCATCAGGACGTCCGCCGTCGGCAGCGCCGACAGCACCGGGTGCGCGTTGGCCGTGTCCATGTAGACCGAGAAGCCCATCGTCCCGTCACGCTGGCCCGGGATACGGCTGTGCGCCGACTGGGTGATGTCGGTCGAGTCGAGCAGCGCCTGAGTGCCGCCGATCGTGTCGAGCGCCTGCACGTCGCCGGACAGGTCGTAGCCGCCGACGAGGAACCTCGCGCCGAGGCCGGATTGCTTTGCCACCTATGCCTCCTGCGTCCAGATGTCGTCGATCACCACTGGAATCGTCAGTTCCGCAACCCGGAACTCCTTGGAGTCGTGCGTGATGTAGCCCGCCGTCGCCTCAAGCGGTGCGCCCCACGCGCCGAGCAGGTCAACCGCCATCACGCTGCCGCCGAGCGTGAAGCCGCCGGAGAACGCGCCGATCAGCTGCGAGATCAGCAGGATCAGCTTCGGGTCGGTGCTGCCCTCCGGCTTGCTCATGGCGTTCAGGTACGCCCTGGCCTTGAACTCGACCCGCGCCGACGTCGCCGCCAGCCCGGACAGGCCGCGGGCCGGGCCGAACCCGGCGAACCACACCGCCAGCGCGGGCAGCGACACCGGTGCCGCCTTCGGCTCGTGCTGGACTACGACCTCGAAGTCTGCGAGCTGCTTGGCTGCCGACACGATCTCGGCGTAGAGGGCGCTGATCGCCGCCTGGTCGAACGCCATCAGTCACCGCCCATCCGCGGCAGAACCTTCTCCAGCTCGGCCTGCGCGACCTGCGGGGCCATCTTCTGGAGCTGCAACCTCGTCCTGCGGAACAGCCCGTAGCCCCTGAAGCCGGTCGAGTCGTTGCGCTTGGACGTGCCTTCCAGCCACGGCGACCACACGACGCCGCGCTCCATCGGGCCCGGGATACGGATCTCGGTCGGCGATATCCGCTCGGTCTTCAGCGCGTTCTCGAACGCCCCGTGCGCCCGCCCGGTCTTGTTCATCGGGAAGGCGCGCAGCAGCTCAACGCCCTTGTCGGCGAGCGCCTGCATGGTGTTCTTGGCCCACTCCTGCGCGGCCTTCTCCGCCTCGCCGTTGGCGAGCGGGCCGGACACCCGGCAGTCAACGCGGATCTTCAGGCTGCCCATCAGGCATCGCCTAGGATCGGGGCATGAGATGCCCGTGCCCATGGAACTGCGGCGACGAGATCGATGACCAGCTCGCGGCAGATAGCACCATCCCCGGCCTTAGCGACTGGTTCGAGCACGGCCTTGAGATCCTCGCGTCTGCTCCGGAGCGCTGGACGGCATCCCGCCAGCCCGAGGCGGCCGACAGCTAGCGCGCTCATATGGCCCTCACCCTCACCGTGCGCCCGAACGTCGACCGTGCCTCGTCCCACAGCGACGCCAGCCCCGCACCCGACACCGGCACCTGAGACTCACCCGAGCCCACCGTCCGCGCGTAACCCGACGTCTCCTGCAGAACCCGGTTCAGCGCCCCCGCCAGGTTCAGGT